AGCTGAGTAGGTTGGTTCTGTCGATGCACCGCCACCGCCACCAGTTGAGGTAATACCTATAGCAGAACTATTGCCACCATTACCACCCGCTTGATAATAGAAGCTCGAAGTTCTGCCCGAACCACCACCGCCAACACTTACATAATTATTCCCTGCGCTAACAGTTTTAGAGCCGTATCTATAGCCGCCACCGCCACCACCACCGATGCCAGTGCCACCGCCGCCACCAGCAACGACTAAATATGTAACTGTGTTTGACCCTGCACTGTTACCACCATTTGTTATATTAAAGTAGCCACTGCTATAAAAGTAATGCGTTCTGTAATTACCGCTTTGTGAAACGCTACCACCAGTAGCATAAACATAGGCCGCATTTGCTTTACCATAAAATTGGCTCATGCTTATTGTTCCACTTGAAGGAATACCTGATGCTACGCCATAATATTCGCTCAAAGAGTGTGGTGTAGAGCCACCAAATTCAGCCGCAATGTTTGCTAGTGATATTGCCCCACTGCTTTGTAATGTCATATTTAGCCCTCAATTATAGCTCTCAGCCGCTCTATTTCATCTTGTTGTTCTTTTATGGCTTCAATTAGCAAACCAACCATGTTGCCGTAAGCAACGGTTTTTATTCCGTCATCATTAGTCATAACCACCTCTGGCAAAACTCTTTCGACTTGTTGAGCAACAACACCAGTATGTCGTGGATTACCCTCTATGTCGTTACGATTATAAGTAACCCCTTGAATAGCTTTTAGCTTTTGAATGGAGTTTTCTATTGGCTCAATATTATCTTTTAGTTTTTCATCTGAGTAGGCGGTCACGTTACCGTTAGCAGTCCAGTTTCCACTGGTGTCACAATAAGCACCCCAACCACCCCAATTAGATGTTAAAAATCCTTGCGTTCCACCTGAAGCATATAGCTGACCATCCCAAGTATTATTGCTACTCCAAAGTGTAATTCCACAATCTGAACCAGAGCTACCTTGCAACTTCATGTTTTGGTCACGTTCTTGGCTTAATATGGGTCCTGAAGTATCACCTAACTCTAACGAATTAAGTTGAGCATCATCATCAGGTCTGACAAAATCACCACTGTCTAAACCGTCAAGAAGGTCAGCATTTAAACCAGAAGCGGGTCCATCTACTGTTAAAAGTTTTGCTAATATTTCACTTGCTGTTTGGTCAGCCGTTGCCGCAGTTTCAATACCATTTAATTTAGTTTGCAGAGCATCAGTAAAAGCATTTGTATCAGAGTTGTTTTCATACGCTGTTTTTATTTCTGCATCCGATTGGTCAGCCGTTGCGCTTGCCTCAATGCCGTCCAATTTTGCTCCGTCAGATGCAACATTTCTACCGTCAACATTGCCACTTACGACTATATTTCCAGTTACATCCAAACCGCCAGAAGTTGCCTCTGCTTTTGTAGCCCCTGCTAGTTGTAGCCTTTTAAAGTCATCAGCAATAACAGTAATAGAAACCTTTGCACTGCCACTGAGAGATAACGCACTACCGCCACCGCTGCTTTCGCTTGGAGAGCGTGTTAGTGTTGTTCCACTAGAACTATAGGTTCCTGTTCCTATTTCCCAACTAGAGCCATCTTCTATGACATATTGAACAACATCACTATTGGCTACTCCAGCATCAGCAAAAGTTTGAAAGCCAGTTTCAGCCGTTCCTAATGTAACAGTTCCAGCTCCAGTAGTGGCGGTGTTCATCTTGGCCCTATTAAAAAGTTTTGCCATGATGATCTCCTATTATGTAAGCGTTAAGATACCGTTTGCGCCAATGTCTATTGTAAAGGTATCACCATCATTTAGCGTCAATGATGATCCATAATCGTAATAACCTACAATCGGATCGGCTGGTGATGTTGGTGTGTCGTTGTAAATAATTACATATCTAAACGCTGCTACTGAACCACCTGACGCTGTTAAAACTAAGTCATCAGCCGAAAGTTTATATGTGCCACTTGTCTGTGTGCTTGTAACATTTTGCAATGTTCTTGCAGAAAGATTAGTGTAACTTATTTCCGTAACGTTCGCTAAAACACCATTACCATCTGTCACGATGCTTGTGCCAGACGTAGGGTCAGTATTGCAAAGTGCAACTTTTAGCGTGTCGCTGTCTAAGTCCATTGCGTTAGCCAGATTGACCACAAAGTCATTTACTTTAGTAAAACTTGCCATTTAGTAGCTCCTTATTTTCATCCTGCGACCAGAGCCGCCAGTTTTTGCTCGTTCACTCTCCGCATTTATATCATTGATTGCCTTTTGATACAATGCACTCCATTCTGCTATTCTATTACCCTCAGATAAATATGGCGCAGAATGAAGTAAAGAACCATATAGATATGCAGAAGGATAATAAGTCATTAACCAGTTTGTGTTGTTTGTAGCTAAGTCTGGTATTTCTTCATAATAAGTTAGCTCAAGAACATAATCACCATCAGGTGCTGGAAAAACCTCAAAGGCTTGGTCTAAAATTGTATAAAGTTTAGGAGTACCAACATTATCATTATTCGCTTGCCTTAACTTTGATATTTCCAAAGCACCTACAAGCTCTAATATTTGAAAATTTCCTGTTGTTTTTACTAGTCTTATTGGCTCAAGAAAGTTTACTGGTAAAGCGGTATATTGAGAATCTATCGTTGCAACAGACCTATCTTCCATTCTCCAATGTCTTATTTCTCTATTTAATTGAGCTTCTGCAAGACTAATGAAATCAGGAATAACTGACGTTAAATCATCTCTGTTTAAAAAATCGGCTATACTCGCCTTTAAATCATTGTAATTACTTAAAGCCATTTAACAATTCCACGCTCTTCGCGACCAATAATTAGCCGACAGTTTACTGTTTTTCCCCTTAATGCCTCCACTCCTAGCACAATATGATTTTTTTCTGCCAGGCTGATCTTTCTTAATTGACATATTTGGATCGCCAAAGGCTATATATTTAACTTGGTTTCCCTCAACAGCCAAGACTTCAAATTTTTTTCTACCGCCACGCCTCGGCTTATTCACGGCTTTAAAATTATGCCGAGCCTTTGCCCTTTTAATTTTTTCGGCTTTAGTTAAGGCCATTTTTTACAACTGTCCTGCGGCTTTCATTCTTTGATACATATCGTAGGCTGCGGCAGGATCATTTAATAAAGCTCCTTGACCTGGGGTTCTTCTAACTAAATCCATAAATTCATCAAACCCAGTGTCACCAGTTGATCTACCAAAACGATCTAAAGACCCAGGCTGTTTAAATGCATCTGCACCAGCAAACATTAAGTCTATACCTCTAACTGGCAAACCCATATTTGCTCTTTCACCTCGAGACATAGCATCATATTCTGCCTGAGTTACCTGGCTCATAGCTCTACGCATACGCTCACGATTATCTATGTTTTGTTGTGCCTGGATACGACCATCCTGGGTAGGATCAATATCACCACCATAAGTAGAAACAGTCGGAGCTCTGTAGCCTGAGTCATAGGTTTGCGAACGTGGGTCTAGATAATCCATGTTCATACTTGGGCCGCCAAATGGATCGAGCCCCATGCCACGTTCCGCAGCTACACCCGTAATGTTAGGCCCTGGACCGCCGAATGGCTCTAACGGGTCTCCTGGTTGTGTAAAACTTGCTTCTTGAGCCGCCATCGAAGCCTGATTTGCCACAGTCTCTTCTAAAGAAGCTGGTCTAATTCTTGGCCTTGGTATTGCTCCCGCCACAGCTTGCTGAATAGGTGATGTGGTAGGGCCTCCAAACATACGCTCACGCTGAGAACCGTATGGCTTAATGCCTATATTGTTTAATATGCCACTTAAAGGGCCACCCTCAAATGTATCACCGCGAGTATCGCGTCCACCTCCATCTATAGCGTCAATAAAAGCAGGAACATAACGCTTGTTTACTTCATCAAAGTAACCAAACCTACCATCAGAATTAGCCGCAGCTCGATCTTCAGCAGATGTACTCTCATATCGAGCCGCACCCTTGTTAGAGCCTAGACCGCCTTTTCTCTCCGAAGCCCTAGCCTGGGCTGCGTGCACACCCTTAAATGGATTAGGCTTACCAATTATATCAAAATGTCGCTGTATCCTTTCAGCGTGCGTCATCTCAGCCATTACTTCTTACCCTTCTTTTTTTTGTTCAATTTGTTAAAATCTGCTTTTGTTATCTTTTTGCGCGGTGGGGCAATAGCAGCAAGCTTTTTTTGCTTTGGGCTATATTTAGAGTATGGCATTACTTCTTTCCCCTTTTACTCTTTGTTTTCCAACTTATCCTAGCTGGGCCTGTCTTACGTTTAGCCGCCCTCTTTGCAGAAGCAGAACTTGCTTTACTTTTAGGACGACAAGCAGGGTAAGGTCTACCTTTATCTTTCTTGCCGCTCCTACCGCACTTCTTGCCTGTCTTAACATCTCGCCAATCTTCCTTGAACCATTTAGTCAGTCCACCTTTAGGCTTTCTGCTAGGCATAAGTACCGCCACGCTTTTTGTACTCACGTACCAACCAAGCATTTGCATACGCAGAAGGGTAAACCTTAAATTTTTTCTTAGCAGCTTGCTTTACCCTAGCATATAAAGCAGGGTTTTTAGGCGTTGGACTAGATGACTTACGAGATTTCTTGGCCATTATGCTCTCTTTCTTGCTTTTTTCTTGGCAGTCATACTTAATTCGCTAAAATGAAAAAGACGCTTACTACTTTTAGTATGCGTCTTGCCGCTATGAACCTGACCATTAGGCATTTTATGCATACCACCTTTATGCTCAGTTCCATCTCGAAAATAATGCTTAACGCCTTTAGCCATTATTTTTTCTTACCACCTTTTTTCTTACCCATTCCTTTACCATAACCTGGCATAGCTATCTCCTTTGCTGTTTTTTGCAACGTAACACATTATGCGATCCCACGCAAATTACGTTTTATATTATTTCTCCAACTACTAAATGCGCCAGACAACGCAGTCGCCGCATCACTTGCCATCGTCAAACATAACGCATCAGCCAAATCTGGTGACTGTAAGCCACGTTTCCGCATCTCATCCTTACTTTCGGCTTTCATCTTGCCACTAGACGTAAAACTATACCGAATACTGGTTAACTCAGCCACCAACTGATCGTCTTTCGGTAATTTACAAGCTCGATCCTCAAGCCAACCCTTCGTCTTAAACCACAACTCAGAACGCAAATTTAGGTAAGTATCGCCCATACTAGGGGCTTCTGCCACATTTACACCACGAACAGGCAAACCAATCTCTTTTAACCTATCGACCACACCAGAACCTACACCGATACTGTCCACAAGTATCTGTGTAGGTTGGCGTGAAGGGGGTAAACCCTCATACTCAGCCACAACTCGACCAACAGTCTGCATCAAGTCCAACCCGGCCCAGGACCGTAACTCAGTTACAATCGGACCCTGGCGTTTACATAACGCTGTTCGGTCAGCACCGAACCTAGCAACATCCAAGCCCCAGACGCTAGACGTTTCATCGTCTATCTCAACATCTCTGTGCAATGCATTTTCTACTAGGTGAAACGGAATGATCGTATCATCATCTGCAAGAGGAAACTCACCCAATACACGAATGCGAAACGCATTGCTTTCCTCGCCATAGCGCAACTTCATCTCTTCAATGAACTCATCACTCACCAAAGGACTATCAACGCACGACCAACGCCTAGTCCACCAACTATCCGCCATTCTGTTTTGGCTCTCAAAGAAAGTACCACTACTTCGCGTGGGGTTACTTAACATAATTGTTGTAGCATTATGACCGGACATAGACCCTGCCGCCGCCTCAAAAACCTGCTCCGGCACACCACTAGCTTCATCTACAACCAACATAACGTGCTCAGAGTGAACTCCGGCTAATGCCTCTGGCGTTTCCGCTCTACTAGTTCTAGCCGAAATAAACATCTCACTAGGCGCAGATGTATGCTCTACACGATCCGACTTTACATTCAACAAAGCTTGAAACGCTTCCGGCAACTCATTTATCCAGCGTTTCATCTCAGCAAACAAAGCATCAAACAACTGACTAGAAGTCGGCGCAGTTACAACCACCTTATTGGGGTAATGCATCAAAAAATACCAAAGCATCGCCCAGGAAGCAGCCGTAGACTTACCAGTACCATGCCCAGAGCGGATCGAAATTTTTCTTTCACCAGACGCAATCGCATCGAGAAACTCCGCCTGGTAATCAAGGGGCTCAACACCTAACACCTCACGCACAAACAATGATGGCTTTTTGGAGTAACGTTGAGTAAACTCCAACATCGCGTTCTGCGAAAGATCATTCATGCTCAACAACCTTCATCTTGCGCAGCGCATCTAAGTGCAAGTCACCAATACTAATGTTGATTTGCTGATTTGCCCTACCACCATACCGCTCCTGGTTCCAGGCTTGCGCCGCCAAATTGTGCTGACCAACTCTCTGCTTAAGCAAGCCTAAATCAACCTGGCTAACATTTGCCTCACTAATGTCTCGATCCCCATTCAAGGCTTCCACAATCTCACGCTGCCTACGCTCACCAACCTCAGATATAGCCTCAAACCCTTCCTCAAAATGTGCATCCGCCGCATCTCGCCTTGCATTGTCAACAGCACTCGATAACTCAGGGTTCTTCAATATGATATTTCGAAGCGCACCTTGAGACATATCCATGTCAGCCGCAAGGTTGCGTATGGACTTGCCAGACAATATCCACTCACGCAGATATTCACCGCCACCCCTACGCTCTATCTCGGCTCTTCTCTTCTTTGCCAGTGGTTTGCCCGCCATGCTCGTACCTCATTTTTTTCACAATTTTAGCATGATATTCTGCAAAAGCAATATAGGGGGGTGGGGGGGTCACTGGGAGGATTGTTTTATAGTGTAAGGGAGTAATACCAAAAAACAGGAAAGTGACCCCTAGCAGAACTGTAGCACATATTTCAGTGTGTGGGAATGTATTATAATAATAGTAGGTAGAATAAGTTTAGTGGGGGGGGGTCGCACAAAAAAAATCCAGTCAAAATCAAGTCAAAAATGTTTTTCGCATAAGATACTTTATGTTAAATGATTTGCTAAGTGTCTGTTTTTAAACTGTTATTTTTAAGCAAAATCTCCAGTTTTACCAAAGTATAACAAAAGCGACAAAAACCTTGCAAAGTTTAACGCTTTTTATTATTCGCGCGTGCGCGTGCGCGACTTGCGCTTTTGTGTTTTTCGTGTCGGTTTTTTCCTTTTAATTATATTCTTGCATAACTCTATAAAAACGTTGTAGAAGGGTTATATTATAATGTGTAACAAAAGGAAATTTAGACAATGGCTAGAAATGATAGATTAAGCAACTACAGAACAACTTGGTTTAACAATGATAATTTTGGCGGTGTGCGATATGTGAATACCGACATTGTGACGTGGAAGGATGGCAAGGTAACACTCAACTCAGATGGTTGGGAAACTGTCACAACCAAGCGCAAAATGAACCAAGCCTCTAATCAATTTGGTTTGCGCTTTGATGTTTACCAAGACAACTTCGAATGGTTCGTAAACTTACCAAACGGACAAACCGTCAAATATTATGACGGTATCACATTTGAAATCTTTGGAGGTTAAGCATCGGTGCAGAGCGGTTATATCCGCTCTCATCCCATGCTTAGTTAAGGCATGAAAACAACAGAGGAAAAAATGACAATGAATATAGAAGAACTACAGAAGGTCTTTAAGTCTCATGGCTTAAACCTTGAGATAGTCTCTAACGATCAAATCGCATGGCGTGACGAATACGCAAACGTTCTGAGAGTGAGAGTTTATCTAAACCAACAACACATCTTTGAATTACATTCGGAATGTCGGTCGATTGGTTATGCAGCCGAACAAATCGAGCATTTGATAGCCGACACAAAGGAAGAAATAGAAGATGCTCAAGGATCGGTCTTTAATCCGTTTTATGAGATCGACAAACCGCGAAAAGATGTGACGGCTTGCTATAAATTCGGTCAACTGGCGCAAAAATTTGAAGTCAGAGTATCTTCGCTAGGAGATTTTTCGCTAGTCAATCTTGAGACCAGATGTGCAATAGATGCTTTTGTAGAAGAGTTTGACTATTACGCTTGCGAAGCTCCAGAGAGCTTCCAAAATCTAGCTCAAGAATTATTCATCGAAGAGTTAGGAGAAACGGAGGCCGAAAAAATAGATTGGCCTACAATCACAAAGCATTTTTTATCAAAGGAAGGGAACCAAAATGTTTAAATTCTATAAGAGAATATTTGCCACGTTAAACGATCCTTATAATGACCAAGATTGGAACGGATTTGTTTACTTGTCTTTAGGTGACAAAAAACCATCCAGAGATGATGACTACCACAATTTTTATCACATCCAAAAAAATGATGATAAATGGTTAAAGGCGCAAGCCTATAGCGGAATGGGTGGGAAACAATATAGCCTTTTGATCGAACGCTCAGAAATTACAAGCGACAGTTTGGAAGAGTTAGAGAACCACCTTTTCGAATGGATCAAAGGCGAAGTTGGTTTCGATGATTATCGCATTATTTGGGGTGGTGGTGTTGAGACTGAGTTTCCAAACTATGATGATTTAGAAACTTACTACAAAGCCAAACTAGATTTGTCTCTTTATGGCTTTGAGGATCAATGTTGGCATAATGAAGCCATGCCTCATCTCTGCAAACCATTAGACAATGAAGATGAGGCCATCCGATTTTGGATTGACTTCAAAGATCATAAGTTAAGCGATTTACACTATGACAAAAAAGATGACAAACCTTATTTAAGGTACCTTGTTGAACGTAGCGAATACGGTTGCTACGACACAAGGCAAGTTTCTAAAAACTTTGAGACCTATAAGGACGCAATCCACTTTGTCAAAAGCTTGGTAAAAAGTTGTGTCTATATGGTCGAATGGAAAGAAGGCTATCCAGAGGAAATCCAACCAGAGTTTTTTACGCTTAAAGATTTTATGGGCGAAGAATGGAACCTTGAAGCCTACGACTTATCGGTGGATGACATTGAAGGGCTTTTGATTGGTCAATCAATGGATAGTGTCGGCGTTACTGATCGAATAACAATAACCAGAATGGGAGATGTTTAGAATGAACGGTCAAGAAGTTTACGAAACGTTTGACCGCATCGAACGAACTCTCAAAGAGTTGAGAGATGCAGAAACGTATCTTGAAAAGACAATGTTAAGAATACGCATTGCTCAAGGCGAATTGGGAAACTTAATACAATATGTAAGATATGAGGTGAAAAAAGATGACGAATTACGATAAAAACGCAGTTGATAAAGCAATAGCAACATCAACTAAACCCATTAGCAAAAAAGAAGCTAAACTTATTCATGCTTTATTAAAAGGGAATAAATAAAAATGATTAGTGAAACCATTTTAAGTGCGGTTGCAATCGCTATGCTATTTGCAATCGTACTATTTGCTTAAGTATCGGTGTGGAGCGGTTTAGCCGCTCCCATCCCATGCTTAATCAGAGGCATGACAACAGAGGGAAAATGACAATGACAGATTATGTAAAAGTTAGATTTGGATTTTTTGATAATGAAAACGATCCTATTTATGAGGGCTTCTATAATCCTTTAGGTAAACGTTGGAATGGTTGGTTAAATCCATATGTTACTAAGGAAGTATTTGATAAAATAATGGATGACAATGTGCCAAAAGTTTTTAATCCAGATTGGGATGAAGAGGAATTTTGGCTTGATTATCTAAACCAAGAACCAAACAAAGATGGGCTTTATTTTTTAGGTTATGGTCTTTGTTGGTATGATGAAAATGATGTTTAAGGAGATGACAATGGCAAATAAACCAACAATTTCACAATCAGATTTTGTGGAACTTTATAGCACCATCGGAGAGGCTTGGCTTGAGGACGCTTACCTAGGTGAGCATATCTGGAACGTGGATGATCCAGAGAACATAGTTTTAACAGAGAGGGCGCAAGACCAGTTCAACTCAATCACCGATCAACTAGACGGAATTTTGCGCCAGTTTTTAAAAGTAGAAGGAGAATAAGCAATGATTGACAATGTAATTTTAAAAATAAGAGATAAAGAAAGCGACCAAAACTATTGGGGTTGGGAATTTGTAAAGGTGTTAAAAGTTTTAGAGGGTCGAACTATAGAGTGGACGCCAACCACCAAGAGAGATGACCCAGACCATAAACATTTTTGGGATCGCTTACCAATCGGTGATATTCACAAAATAACAACCAAAGAAATAGAAATTTTTATTTACTGTTACGATTTAAATGAAAAGGGGGAACAAGAAAATTCTAGCTTAGAAAGAATTTCGGAGGAAGATTTTTGGAATTTGCTTTGTTATGAATATAATGTTTTCACAATAGAATAATTTTCCTCTAGGCGTAACTGCCCACCTAGCCCACGTTTAATCGTGGGCTTTTTTTTGTTCGGCTGCCCCAACTCCGTAGGTGAAGCGCAAGAGATCAAGGGCTTGGTATGACAAATGCAAAAGCTCATCTGTTGGGATTGTTCCAATGTGTTCACCGTCTATCCAAAGCCTCAAGCCGTCATCGTAAACGCTCCACCTTATCGCGTGCTTTTCTCTATTTCTATTTTGCGCCATTGTATCGCCCTTTTTTCGTTTTCGCTCCACTTGGGAACATCTAATTTAAATATTGATCTTCGATTAGCAAATCCTTTGAGCTCATCAATCGTTTTTATCGTCGCTAATTTTCTTTCTAATTCTTGAATACTGGCGTGATGAGTATTTTCGCTAGGACTATCTTCCCTGGTATTTTCGCTAGGACTATTTTCGCTAGTATTTGTGCCAGGAGTATTTTCGCTAGGAGTATTTTCGCTAGGACTATTTTCGCTAGGACTGGTCCAGGCCCGGTTTTGCCTTGGCAGCAGTTTGAACGTTGCGCCTGGAAACACCTCGAGAACCTTTTGTTTTAATTTTTTTAACTGCAACTGATGACCAGGATTTAACACAACCTTAAACCTTACCTAACCGAAACCGAACCGAAACGTATTACTATACGTTTTCGGTTTTTCGGTCGTGTATTCGCATTTCCTTATTCTTGACCGATTTACGACCGGATTGACCGATTTACTACTCATAACCCATTGATTTATATACATACGCTAAAACGGTTCACTCTTCTCTTTGTCGGATGTTTTGCCATCACTGCCACAGAACCATATTTTGCCCTCATTGACCGAAATATGACCATTTTCAAACATTGCATCGAATGTTTGTTTATATGTTTGTTGTGGTTTTTTAACGCCGACAAGTTTACCGATGAAATGTTCTTGCAGAGTATCTTCGCTAATACACCAGAACTTTGCATTGTCTGGCCATCCGGCTCCGCTAGGGTTGGGTGCGCCTATACCTTCACCTCTTAGCTGCGTGAATACTTGCTTAAATAATTTTTGGTTTTTGCCTTTGATCCGTGGTTTCGCTACCTCATTTATTTCGTCATCTGTGGCTTCTCGAATGACACAAGTTGTGACCGGATCGCCATCCTCATCTTCGCCCAGGTGAACCACCTCTAGGATAAAGTTAAGCATTTCGCCAGTTTCCATATCTCTTTGCTTTGTGGCTACTGCGGTTCTGATGCGTGTATCTTCGTCAAATGACAGTTCGATTTCTGTGTCTATTGCGGCTCGAATGCTCGATGCACCACGCAATCCTTTGCTAGTATCTTTGCCGGAGTGCGCGATAAGCATAATGTGAACGCCAGTTCTTTCTCTTATTCCGTCTAGCTGCATGATAAATTTTGCCGCTTCTGAGTTCGAGTTCTCATCCATTTGACCCTGTGTGGCTCTGGATAGCGTGTCGATGACAAGCATTTTGCATTGTCCATGCGACTTACTTATTTCTCTTATTATGGCTTCGACCTTTTCAATGTCCTCTTCTGCGTTAAACAAATTGATAGGGCTAGGTCTGATGGCAAGCTTTACATCTGTATGATCCTGGTATTGTTGTCTAAGTGCAACCAGGCGGTTTTGGAATGAATTACCGCCCTCTGTTGCCAAGTAAACTACTGATCCGCCTTGTACTCGACTATTGAGCCACATTTCGTTTGCGGCTATGTGCCACGATAGGTCTAGGGCAAAGAACGACTTACCAACGTTTGACGGGCCGAATACAGCACTAATTGTGTTTTCGGTAAGCCAGCCTTTGACCAGGTATGTTTTCGCTATCTGTGCGACAGCTTGGTCTGGAAATATAACCTCATCTAAAACATTTTTGGGCTCTAATGCTTTTCTTGTGTACTCTGCACCCCTGGCGATCCAAACGTCATTCCAATCGAGACCTTCGCCATGCGGCATGATGCTTTCCACGCCATGATCTGAGAACGCTTTTTCGCACGCTTTTATGCCTGCCTCATCATTATCTCCGGCAATGATAAGCTTTGCGTTTGGTTTGACTGCTTTGAGCTCTTCAACAACATTTGTAATATTACTGGCATTTAGCGCAAAAACGCATGGTTTTCCGGTGGCTTCCGTTACGCTGCAAGCGGTAGCCCAACCTTCGCTAATGTAGGCAAAGTCGGTGATTGGCCCGTTTACTACTGAAAAACAACCTTTGTATTGCAAACCATGATTAAATTTCTTTTTGCCATTCTCATCTATAAACTGCGTGCCTTGTATTTGCCCTTTGCTATTTATTATTTGTATTTTTAAGTCACCCTCATCAACTTCTGCATTATGTTGTTTTATTCTTTTTCGCGTTAAATAAGGGTGAACTTCCTCTGTTTCTGGAAAGTTAACCACTGTTTCTTCCTTTGTTGGATACACGTTTAGTCCTCTCAATGCCTCGATTATGGCTTTCCAATCTCCGCACTTCCTACAATTAACCTTAACTTCGCCCTGGTAATCCGTAATCCAGAACCTATCTGTGCCGCCACAGTTAGGGCAAGACCCTTTATATTCATTGCCAAATCGTTTTAGGTTGAGAGCTGACACAATCTGTGGTGCGTATATGCTATATGTTGCGGGTGGATACTTGCCTTTATCTATATTTTGAACTACCATTGCCTTATATCCTTACCTCTGTTTTGGGTATTCATTGTCATAATTTATTTGCTTAAACTAAGCCCCAGTTTTATACTGGGGTTTTTTTTATTGTTTCTCCGATCATCTGTGCGATTTGCGGTACGATTGCATTACCTAATCCTCTAAGTCTGTCCACCCTACCGGGTAGCCCATTAACCACTCGACCCACTGGGGGTTCAGGGAGCCAGACGCTTCGTCCGTTTCCGCTACTGCCCTTCTTAGGCAAGTGTCGCCAATGTTGCTTTCCTTCCAGTTCACTACATCGCCCGACATTTTCCAATCCCTGGCTCTGGGCGTTGGCCACATCGCTACGGCTGTCGCTAGTGGATTGCCGCTCGATGGAACTTTCTTCTTGTCTCCCTTGTGGTTCTTGTAAGGGCCGCCAGTTGACGCTATCGGCGTTGGCCATGTTGTCGGTTCCTGGGCTTCCTTCCAAGCTTTCACTGTGTCTGGATTGACTTGCTCTCTGAGGTTCGCTGGCTTCTTTCTGCCCTTGCGTGCTGTTGTGGCTTGCTTCTTGAGAGCTTCCTCTGATCTTTGCGGCAGATGATCCATCGTGTTTGGTGTTGCCCATATTTCTTCCGATGATCCAAACTCGATCCCGTCGGTGGGGTGCGTCAACGGCAATAGCTGGAACAATAAACGGCCTTGTGGCGTAGCCTTGCCCTTCCAAATCAGAAAGCACTTCATCGAGACCCAGAGTGACGTGGCCATAAACGTTTTCGAAAACTGTCCAAGTGGGTCGTTTTGCTTTAATAATGGAAAATATTTCTGGCCAGATATGTCGGTCGTCCTCTGTTCCTCTTCTAGGCCCGGCGACACTAAAGGGTTGGCATGGGTATCCTGCGGTGAGGATTTCGCAGTCTGGAATAAGTTCATCTGGGTCATTGGCTAATACCTTAACATCTTCTGCAATAGGCACATCCGGCCAATGCTTTCTTAAAATTTTTCTACTCCATTCTTCTATATCACAGAATAGAACGGGGCGGCTAAGTTCTGCCCATTCAAAGCCAAGAGCGAAGCCGCCTATTCCAGAGCATAAGTCAACGTGACGAAACATTAAAAAGGAATTTCGTCATCAAAATCTAGGTTCTCAGTAGTTTCCTGGTCGCTAGATTTAACGTTTTCTTCCTTCTTTTTTTCTGGCGCATCTTCTGCCTTGAAACCTTTAGTTTGCTCAAATGGGTCTCCACCATCTGAACGCTCTGCAAGTTCTAGGACCTGGACCCCCATTAATCTAAACCCTACACCACTAACTGCGCCAGTATTGTAGGCAAAGAGTTTGCCCCAGACATTGCACTTGCTACCAGTGGTAAGCTCAAAATCTTCTGGTAATTTGTTTTTGTCTGCATCTTTTTGCACAGGTGCTTTGGTTTTTTCACCGTTATATGCGCCCTTCTTTTTGCTTTTACCAGTTGGCACACCGTCAACTTCTTTATAAGGCTCATAAGTTGGCTCTGGCTTCCACTTTCTTTTTGTGTCTGCTTTCGCTGCTTCTTTGTAGACCTTTTTAATTTGATTGAGATATGCCTGGGCATCATCATTGTTCATAATAAACTCAAGCGTGTATGCCGCACCATCATCGAGCGGATCGCAAGGCACAGTTTTGTTTTCACTTGTGTCAAACTTGTAGGTTCTGTTTAGTCTTGGAAACTGTGCGGTTACATTTTCAAACACAAGTTCATTAGTATTGAGCATTCTCATCATTGTCTCCTTTTTGTTAAAATGCTTGATCTTCAACCTCATCTTCCATCCAGTGTGGAAGATGCACTTGGTTGACTTCTGGCCAACCCGTACGAAAGTTTTGATGCTCTTCTGCGTGCTTCATACATTCTAGGGTTTGGAACATTCTTTTTTCTGCGTGCTTTATATATATTTCTGAAAGCACATGAACGCCCACCGCATAGGGTGGCGTTTTTTCTATTGCCACTAAATACATCTCTGAGCATGGCAAGTTAGCACAGCGCATGGTGTGCAAGTAAAAGGCTACCTGCAAATCATAGTTATACTTGCGTATCTCTCGTTGAAAACCTTCTGGCGAAGCATCTTGAGTAGTTTTTATGTCAATTATTTCGCCTTTGCCTTTGTTGCTTTTTGGAACCAAAAGACCATCCGGTCTGCACTTAATAAGCATTCCAGTCTTTGTGCATCGAGTAAAGATGCTTACCTCAGATATAAAGTTCTTTGCGCTTACTTTGCTTCGTAAAAAGTCTGAGTTAAATAATGCGCTTTCTACTATTTCTAAAGCTTCGTCATAGTCTCGCTCTGTTAATAATATTTTGCCTTGCTGCTCTGCCTGTTGCTTGGCTTCTTTCCATTTATTGCCGCGCCTATCTGATGGGCCACGCACTATAGAAGATTTGCCGCCTTTACTTTTTGCCTCAAAAATAGCATGAACAGCCTTCCCTTTTTCTAGGGTTGAACTTTCTTTGTATTCTTGGCCTACCCAGTGTAGCAAAGACTTGCCGTAGACTGTTTTAACGTCACTGCTCGAGATGTGCGGATGTTTTTTCTTATCGTGATAAACATCGTCAGACATTTCGTAATCAATGCTAGTCTCCCATTTACCCATCACATATTCTCCCTTACAATGTATGTGAATGCATCCCATGACATTCTAATTTTTTCTTCATGTAAAGCATTATCTTTCATGACATACGCCAAGCGCATTACGACTGTGATTGGTTGACGGTCAAATTTGTAAATTAAAACAGGCTCTTTACTGGCGTGCCTGGCAGATTTTTCGACCTGCTCCCACCATTCTGTTTTATATGTATGACCCTTACCTGCGTATCGTTTGCACTCAATTACATAGCTCCATTTATCGTCATCAACGATAATGTCGCCGTGGTCTGCGGCTCGATATTGTTCTATATCGCGTTTTGCTTTTATGCCTAAATCTAGTTCCAACGCTCTACAAACCTCTCGCTCAAAACCCGCTCCCTTATTGCGACTGTTTACCATCAGTCAATACACCTTCGGACTGCAATCGCATAATTACTGCTTCCTCGATGTACACACTTTTAGAGCAACGTTTGCTCTTGGCTTGATCTTTTGCCGCCTCATCAACACTAGCACGCAAATGCACAGTTCTTTGTATTACTTGCTCTTCCATTTTAGTCTCCTAAAAAAAATATTTGACTTTGTACATCTTAATTAATACTTTAATAATGTCAAGTAACAATGGGAGTAATACTATGACAACCTTAGAAAAGCATTCTAAAGCATACTACAGTGCTTCGAGTAATGCGGAGGCTCTAAGAGCCTTTATTGAAGAAAATCATCCTAGTTTAAGAGGGATTGCAGAAGAAGTTTGTAGGGGCATAGACCTTATGGACAAGTACACAAATGTGGTCTCACAACCTAGTTGATTTTATATTAGAAATGCATGGCGTCCGTCTAGTATGGACGCCATCATACGAAGGCGAAGAGCCACCGTTTTAGAGTAATAGATATGAACTGCAAAAAATGTAATAATAAAAAATATATTGAGGTGGAAGTAACGTATCCAATCTTTTTTTTACCAGGCGTTGGGTACGTCCAAGTAGAAAAGAAACCATGTGCGGAGTGTAACCATGTTGGAAATAACACCAGCGGATCGAGCGATACTGACCCATCTGCGCCAGTGCGTAGATAGACTACAAGAAGAGGAATTTAGGTTGGATGCTCATCCAAACGTCAAACAAGACCTATTTAGAGCTAGGCAAGAATTAAAAACGTTTACATCACAGTTGAGACAAAAGGGAGTAAATATATGATGATGACTAAAGATGACATAGATAGTGTAACTAAAGCTATTAAATCTCATTTAGACCCTGAGAATAGTTGGCACTATATAGAAGTATCTAATGACGCCGCAAGAGCTAAGTCGGCGGCGATAGAATTAGATGATAGCGAATATTGGGAAAGATTTGAGGAATATTCACAAAAAATAAAAGATATTGAATGGAGATATGATCAAGTAAAAAGGTTTGTAGATGAATTATCTTCCCAAGCAAAAATGATAATTGAGGTAAAAAAATGACTGAGGAAGAGATAGCAAAGCTATGGAAAAAGATGGCTAAAGAAGAGCAAGACAGGCATCGCAAAGCTTTGCATGGCTCTTCCAAAAGCATATCTTCAGGAAATAAATTTAGACTTTTGAAAAACAATGGTAAGAGATGCACAAAATAGCGGTTTGGTTTTCGTGCGGTGCGGCTAGTGCGGTAGCGTCATATTTAACTTTGCAGAAGTACGGCAAGGATTATGACGTTAGGATCGTCAACAATCCGGTTGCAGAAGAGGATGATGACAATAGGCGTTTCCTCAAAGATGTTGAGACCTGGTTAGACCATGAGATTGAGATAGCGCAAAACCCAAAGTTTCCATCGCATTCCGCAGTAGATGTTTGGGCAAAACGTAAGTTTATGTCTGGACCTCTTGGGGCTCCATGCACAATCGAGTTAAAGAAAAACGCTAGGATTTTGTGGGAAGAGACAAACAAACCCGACTGGCACGTTCTAGGATTTACTTCAGAAGAAAAAGATAGGCACGACAGGTTTACTCTTACAGAAAGAGACAATGTTATTCCTATATTAATTGACGCTAGAATGACTAAGGCGGATTGCTACAGAATGCTCAAGCATCACAAGATAGAGCCACCGCAGATATACAAGCTTGGCTATCCTAACGCTAACTGCATTGGGTGCGTAAAGGCTACGTCACCGACATACTGGAACCATGTTAGAAAAGAACATCCAGAGGTTTTTGAGCAAAGAGCAAAGCAATCTAGGGAGATTGGCTCAAGGTTAGTTAGGGTCAATAATGAACGTATATTTCTAGACGAGCTATCACCTCATGCAAAAGGTCGCCCCATGAAAAGCTTAGACTTTGAGTGTGGTTTATTTTGTGAGGAATGGGAGTAATCGTGAGGAAACCTAAAGCAGATTTAAGTTCGAGCAGGAACATGAAAGACCGATGACTAAAAGCTTCCTCTGCAAAGATAATAACATAACAGAAAGTAGAGGCAATGGAATATTACACATTACTTACAATAGTTTATCCATTAATAGAACATGATTGGCAATTCAGTATTTGGTTTCCAAGCGAAGATGAATGTTGGAGCGTGCTAACAGGCGTAAACACAATTTATGACAGAATTAATGCCACAGAAGGTTACTGCCAGGTTAGTGATGTTGCGTCTAAGATAGTAAGACCAGTGGCTAGGCCGTGGTAAGCCACTGGTAAATCTTCTTAGTTTGCTCTTCTCGATCTTTGAGACCATGCGTGCCACCATTGACACGCTTGGTCACAGCCTTAATTGTTTCATCGTCAACACCCTGGTCACATATAGTAAATAGTTTGTTGGCTCTAAAAAACCACAAAGCACTTTCAAAGGCGTATTCAGTCTGCACAAATGATGGATGATCTACCACCTCTGGTATTCTCATGTCAGATGCAAATGATCTGTAATTAGAACGTCCTGTGAGTTGGATGAAACCAGCCCCAGCATACTTGAAACCATCCCCTGATGCTTCGTCACCATTTCCCATGCGGTTAGCATATACGTTGTTTGCTAGTGCTTCTGGGTTCTTAACGTAAGGCTGTGCAGCTTCTACAGATTTAAATCTACTAGGCCAAACCGCCATTAGTCTCTCTGGCGTACTGTAATACAAACCTTCTTTGGTGCGCTTAAAGCCACCGCTCTCATGGTGGGCCTGGCCCAGAAGATGCGCTCCACGCTTATCTGATAGCTCATAATGCTTTGCGATAGCTCTAGCTGTGTTGGGGCCAAACGATCCATCGTCAGCCACACCGCATCGAGCTTGTAATATTTTTAATGCATCACTCATTATTTTTTCCTTACAAACTGCTTGTAACCTTTCACACCGAAAGAGGCTGAAATCGCAATACCCAAACTGTAAAAATACCAGTCCGGTGCCTTGTGAAGCTGCTCAAATCCTCTGTCTACAATACCCTCGGCACCAGGTATGAAGGCTAAAATAAGCGGGATTGATAGCACAATTACAAAAAATTCGTCTTTCCAGGACGATTTGCTGTTCTCCGCCATTATGCGCTCCCAATCGGCAACGCTTGTTTTTTCTGACAATAATATTTTTGCTTTTGCCTCGGCTTCTGTAAGCTTTAGCTTTGCTTCTGCAGCTTGCTTTGTAGTCTTTGCATCAAGCCAACTACTGGCTAAACCTGCGACTGGTCCTAATAATTGTCCTATCATTCTTTAGACCCCATGTTTGTAAATCCATAATATGCTGCAACAATAGCGGCAATACTGACATAGTATATATTGCTCATGCTCGATAACATCTCTGACGCTCTAGGAAGCTCCATCCACTCTGTAAAGACTACGCCAAACGGAAACAAAAGCATACCTGTAAGGCTAAACCATGCCATGCGCCTTTGTGCATCGCGCTTTGCGTCTGCGTCCATCATAATTCTACGGCGATCTTCGAGCATAATCTCACGCTCATCTGGATCAATCTTTCCGTTGTCGTTTAGGTCGTAGTTTTGTTTGGGCATATGCATACTCCTGTACTATTCTTCTTTCGTACCCCAATATTAGCAGCTTACCACTTTTATCGTATGCTGCAAACTTCTTACCTCTTTCTATGATTGTTGGGCGTTGACTTCGAGGCAAGCTACTTTCATCGAATTGTGTGTTACTAGTATTTTTGCTTTTTCTGCCTGTGCTAGACATTGCTCTTTGTCCGAATAGGTTCCTATCTGGTAGTAATGCAAGTTGTCTGTGTTTATAAAATGTAAAAATATTAATACATAAATCATCTAAAATAATCCCTCACATCAATCCACTCCATATAATGCATATAAGCTGTGGCTCCAACAAATGTAAAAATCAATAAAACAACTATACCAAAGATTGTAATCATAAGCTCTTGCTGTGCTATCTGATCCCTTCGAGCCTGGGCTTCCGCTTCTCTTTTTTCTGCAAGCACTTCTCGCCTAATTTTGAGTAACTCTAAGTATTTACTTCTGCCATACGTTTGAGTGATCCACTCTTTGAGTTCTTCTTCTGCTTCTGCTGCTTGGCGTATTTTAGCCCAACGATCCAACGCCGTAGCATTTGCACTTTTGCTTGATACACCCTTTTTTTGTAGAGTTTTCTTTGCTTGGTCAGTTGCGTCAAAGAATTGCCCAATCTGCTTACTTAGCCCTGCAACAGTTTTACCAGCAGCAAGCCCTGTTTTTATGCTTGCAAGGATTGTTATGGGGTCCATAGTTACATCCCATCATTTTTTGTAAACTGCATCGTTTTTTCCAAAACTGCGACCCTTGCTTGTAACTTAATTATAGCCATCATATGTTGAGCCATAGAAGCAGTTTCCTCATGAAGCGCATCGATCTCTTCGTATATCTCATCAATCGTTTCGCCACCGTCCTCTTCAACATCTACAATGTAATCTATAATCTCATCTATTTGTTCGCTATTTGCTTCTACATCCCTAATCAAATTAGTTCTATCAGTTGCATTATTCTCAATAGTCAACCTTTCTACTTCTGCACTAAGCCCCTCAATAATAGAAGCTTGGCTAGAAGCATACCATATGCCACCACTTATTGTGCCGACAATCGCTACTATCATTGTGCCAGCGGTTAATATGTTAACCTTGGGCAAATCCAT